GTCTGGGTGTATCCGTCCGGCCAGTTCGAAGGGGCTCCGGCGTTCAAGCTGGCCCGTGCCGGTGGTGCCAACAAGAAGTTCACTGAGCTTCAGATGGCTGAACTTCGCCCCTACCAGCGGGCCATTCAGGGACAGGCCAAGAACCTCTCTCCTGAAGTTCAGGACGTCATCATGAAGGCCGTCCGCAAGTCCTTTGTGCGGACCTGTGTGCTTGAATGGAAGAACATCAACGACAAGAATGACCAGCCGGTACCGTTCTCTCATGAGGCGGCTGAGAAGCTGTTCACGCAGCTTCCTGAGCTTTACAACGAACTCCTGTCGGCGGCTCAGTCCTTGGCGACCTATCAGGATGAGGTGATTGAGGCCGACGCGGGAAACTAACGGAGGTCCTTGAATACGTCTTGTCGCAAGGCGGAAGCAAGGACGTAGAGATAGTAATACAGGCGATTCGTCAAGGGCTTCCCGTGCCTAGACGAATCGCTGAAGCCCCGGACCTCTTGCCGTGGCTGCGCTTTGAGTTCGAAGCCTTCTTTGAGCTTATCACTTGCTCGAATGATGGTGGGGTTATTCCGTGGACTGCAATCAATGCGTATGCGCAAGCCTACGGGATGACGAGTGAAGAAGACATATACCGGTTCACCAAGCTCATGCGGGCAATGGACAAGGTGTATGTGGCCTACCGAAACAAGAAGCGTGACTTGAAGAGCAAGACCGCGAAGGCGGGCAAGAAAGGGGTAGGGAAGCAGTAATGGCCGTTCATCCGTTTTCAGCAATGCCTACGGTGATGAAGTCCTACCGGTCGGCCATAAATCTGGGCATGGCCGTGGCGGTTCGAAAGATTGCCACGGCTACCTTTCACACCATCATTGACGGCACTCCGGTTCTCACCACTCGGGCCGTCTCCAATTGGATTACCTACACGGGTGAGAATCCCAAGGGCCGTCGCATGGTTCCGGCTCGGTTCGCTGGTAACAGTGGCAAGGGGGCCGTCATGCGTGGCAGCGCCGCCAAGCGTATGATGAAGCTGGAGGCGGACGGAAAAATCAAGAAGTACTCTAAGCCGTCGCAATCTTTGTGGCTCATCAACCGCGCTCCGTACATCAAGCTTTTGGAGTACGGTGGCCCCAAAAACCGTCCGTATGGTATGGTTTCCAAGGGATTGCAGGCCGGTAGACTGCGTGCTAGCACTATAGAGATTATCAAGGAAGGCAAGCTTACCGGAAGGGGTAGTAGGAGTTAGCCGTGGCAGATGAAGATTTCAGAATCCGAATTAGTCAACAGGGTGCCGAAAGGGTCGGTGCCGCTGTTGAGGGAATCGGTCGGTCTGCCCGCAGGACGGCAGTTGAGGTTGACAAGTCTGTCAACGTTCTGAAGCAGTTTCGTAATGTCCTCGTGGCTCTGTCCGGTATCCGGGCGGCTATCGGGTTCATTGAACTGGCCGACTCTGCCCAGCGTATGTCGAACTCCATGCGGACGGCCACCGGCTCTGTCGAAGAGTACAACCGGTCCATGGACTACCTGCGGGAGATTTCGCGTGAAACCCGCACGGACGTTGAGGCCAATGCTACGGTCTACTCCCGACTTTTGAAGTCTACCCAAGGTCTGGCGTTCACGACTCAGGACCTTGAACGAGTCATGAAGGGACTGACCCTGTCTACCAAGGTCGGTGGTGCTACTGCTATGGAAGCCCGAAACGCCCTCATTCAGTTCTCGCAATCGCTGGCTTCCGGTGCATTGCGTGGTGACGAATTGCGTTCCGTGTCCGAACAGCTACCTGCACTGGCCAAGGCTATCGGTAAAGAGTTCGGCGTGGCGGGTGGTGCGCTGCTTGCGTTTGCTAAGGAGAACCCCGGCATCCTTCAGACTGAAAAGGTCCTTCGGGGTGTTATTAAGGGCGTGGAGGATATGGAGAAGCAGTTCGCCGTCATGGGTCCCACCATGATGGAAGGCCTTACTGCTGTCCGCAATGAGTTCGTCTTCTTCCTTCAAGACCTTGAGTCGTCTACCGGCATAATGTCCGCTGTCGCTTGGGGCTTCATCGCCATTGCGAACTCTCTGAACGTGCTCATTCCGCTGTTGGTTACTGCTGCCGTTGCCTACGGTGGTGGTGCCTTGACGAAGTTCGCCTCCGACATTCTCATGGCCAATAACGTGCTGATTCGTCTCATCATGACTGGACGTCTCTGGACGGCCACCATGACGGCAATCAACGCTGTGATGATGCGGAATCCCTTGGCGCTGTTGGCAATCGCTGCGGCGGCTTTGGCCTATGCGTTCATCACGCTGTACCAGAATTCTGAAGTTCTTCGCATGGGTATCAATGGCATTCTTGAGGTGCTTGGGACCATGTGGACGGCTATCACTCTAGCGGCCTCTGCTATCTATGAGGTGGTAGACAATACTATTGGCTGGGAGTACGCGACCGAGATTGCGGGTGCGGCCATTTACATTTTGGCCCATGCAATCGGTGGACTCTTGATGACGGCGTTGTCCGCTCTCCTCGTCCTGCTTGCGGGTACTGTGAAGTGGATGAACCAGCTTGGTTGGGTGTCTGACGAGACTACGAAACTTGTGACTGATGCAGCCACCAAGGCTGAGAAGGCTGCGGCTGACTGGTATGTCTACGGAAAGAGCACGGCTGACGCCACTGACAAGACCGCTGGCCTTGGAGAGTCGTTCCGCAACCTTCGTACTATGGCTGAGAACGGTATGAATGGTCTGTCCGGATACAACGACGAAATGGATGAGACGGCCAAGAAGACTAAGACGACTGACGACGCCGTGAACAAGGTGAAGCGTTCCATGTGGGAAGTTGGTCTGTCGGCTGAAGAAGCTGCGGCCGAAATGGGCTCTTTCAATGAGGTCACCAACCAGTGGGTTAGCATCAGCGGTGAGGCGTACAACGGTCTGAATGGGATGGCCTCTGGCCTTGCCGGGGTTGCCAATGCGGCTAACTCTGCGGCCAATGCTATTCGCAATGTGAATGCAGCGGCAGCGTCCGGTAACTCGGCTGGAGGTTCTACCGTCAGTGGGGGTAACGCTACGACTCTCAGGGGTCATGGATACTCTGGAACCAAGCCCATGAACTATGTGAGCATGGCAGACCTTCCGGCTCGTGCATCGGGTGGGCCTGTTTCGGCTGGCAAGACTTATCTTGTCGGTGAGAACGGGCCTGAGATGTTCACCCCTAATGAAAGCGGTAGCATCACCTCCAGTCGTAAGACTGCTGAAGCTATGAACATGGTGGCCGATGTTGAGGCCAAGCTGGCTCAGTTCTGGAAAGAGATTAAGGCCAACGGTGGGTTCATAGCCGGACCCAACATCAGTAGGTTGTTTAACCTACAACGGGCAATGCAGGACGCTAAGTCCAATCTTCAGTATTCTCAACAGGCTGATGCTATTGCCGCAAGGATTGCTGAGAACAAGCGTATCCGCAAGGAGTTTAAGAACGGATTCCAAGATGACGGGGCCATTAACTTGCCCGGTTTCGAGAACGTTGGCGCGGCCCCGAAGATTGACTTCCAGACTCTTACTCCTTGGCAGGGCGGGAAGGACTACGGTACGCATGACCCCAACGGAATCGGTAATGGTTCGTCCGGCGGTTCGTCTGGTGGGCAGTCCAACGGTGCGCAGACCAATGTGAGTCAGGACAACAGCATCAAGGTGGTGATGAACGTGACCGCCACGGACGCGGGTTCGTTCCGTCAGAATCAGGCTCAGCTTGAGGGCAATCTGTTGGCCATGGTTGAACGTGCTCAACGTCGAAAGATGAGGAAGTGATATGATTATCGACAATGTCCGTTTGCCCATTGACGTGGAACGTGGAGCTAAAGGTGGCCCCATGTTCAACACGATTGTCAATATGTCGGACGGTGGTTCGGTGGCCACCAATCAGAACTGGCCCTACCCGCTCTACGTGGGCAACGTGGGTTACGGCATTCAGTCTCGTGCAAACATGGAGGCTGTGATTGAGTTCTTCTGGGCTCGGCGTGGACGTATGTATGGGTTCTTGTTTCGGGATTGGTCGGACTACAATTTCACGGCTGAGAACCTTGGAACCGGTGACGGTGTTGAGCAAGACTTCCAATGCGTCCGTACTTACTCTGACACTATACGGCCCTTCTCTCGACCTCTGAAGTACCCGATTGAGAGTACCATGACGGTGTACCTTGACGGCTCTCCGGTGTCTGACTCTGCATGGTCTTTGCTGTCTACCGGTGAAGTGCGGTTTGGCACTCCCCCTACTCTGGGTCAGGTGGTCACCGCGACCGGAGAGTTCAACATCGCGTGCCGGTTCACGCAGGACAACATTGAACTGGCCATGGAGACCTTCGAAGCTGGCGCAATCCCTAGCTTCGGAGTTATGGAGGTCCGCGAATGAGGACTATCAACGCAACTCTTCAGACCCGATTGACGTCTGGTTCTACGTCTCTGTGTCATCTGACTCAGATTACTCGCAAGGACGGAACCATTCTGAGGTTCACGGACCATAGCTCTGATGTGGTCTTCGGTGGCAACACTTACACCTCTGATGATTCGGTTTTGATTTCGGCTATCACTACGGCAACCAACAACGGTATGCAGTCTACCAATTGTGACGTCATCTTCACGGCGTCTGGTGGAATCGTGGACACTGATGTGGTTCGTGGCCTATATGACAACGCCACGGTGAAGTTCTCTATCGTGGACTATACGAACACGGCGCTGGGTGAAATCATTCTCATGACCGGCATTCTCTCGGTCTTTGAGTTGACTGACCGTGGCCGTGGCTCGTTTGAAATCCGTGGTCTCCTGACTCGTGGTGAGGCCCGCATTGGAGAGTACTACTCGGCTGAGTGCCGTGCGGACTTGGGAGATACCCGCTGTGGGGTCACCCTTGCCTCGTTTCAGGACACGGGAGACGTTCATCTCGTGGAGCGGCCTACGTCCCTTCAGGTGAACTTTGCTGGCAACCCGGCTGACGGGTTCTACTCCTTCGGTGTGCTCACCTTCACCTCCGGTGACAACAACGGTAGGTCTTTGGAGATTATGTCTCAGGGCGCTGTTGACGGCACCTATGACCGGCTGGTTCTCCCGCTGGCGTTCCCCTTCACACCTCAAGTGGGTGACACTTTCACGGTGACGGCTGGCTGTGACCACAAGAAGGCCACCTGCATTTCAAAGTTCAACAACCTTCTCAACTTCCGTGGAGAGCCGTTCGTCCCCGGTATGGATATCATGAATGACCTCAACATCTAACCGTTCGCAGTTCGAGAATCCCGAATACGTGCGTATGTCCATAGTGGAGCTTGCCCGTCAGTTTATCGGGACCCCGTGGAAGCACATGGGGCGTACCGGCACGGGTATAGACTGTGTGGGGCTCGTGGTGACAGTTGGGAAGGTGCTAGGGCTTCACGAGTACCCGGATAATATCCAGTACTCTCGGCAATCTGTGGGTTCGGACCTGATTAAGCCGTTCGCCCAGTTCGCTGAGAGAATAAAGGACCTCACGGGATTGAAAGACGGTGACGTTTTGATTATGAAGGATGCGTTCTTCCCTCATCATGTGGGCTTCATGGCTTCCAATGGTGATATGAAGACCATCATCCATGCCTGCGTTCACCGGGGCAAGGTGGTGGAAGACACCTACACTGAAGACTTTCGTAAACGGCTCATAACGGCTTTCAAGTTCAAAGGACTCTAATGGTCTCGCTCCTCGGCATACAGACTCTTCAGCGCCAACAGACTCAGCGCATGAATGACCTGCGGCTTGCCCGTGATGAAAAGCTGGGGGCCAACAGCAATGACGTTGTATCCTACACCGTTATTGAGCCGCCTGATGACCGTTACTATCCCGGCTACAGCATCACGCAGGCTGACGGCGATGTGAAGACCGTTGGTCCTCGTCTGAAGGACCTGAACATTCCGTTCTCGCTCTACGGTCTTCCTATCCCGGTGACCTTCGGTGTGCGTCGTCTCTACGGCAACATGATTTGGGCCATCCCGCTCAAGGAGACTGTCAAGAAAAAGAAGAAGGGCGGCGGTAAGGGCGGCGGCAAGAAGTCGAAGTCTGAGGAGTACGAGTACTTCGCTACCTTTGCGGTGAGCTTCGGGTATCCCGGCATCCAGTCCTCTACGACTCGTAACATCGTGCGAGTGTGGGCTGACGGCTCTCTCATCTATGACCGTCGCACCAGCGGCCAGACCAAGGTTGAAGGTACGAACTTCACGTTTTACCCCGGCACTGAAACGCAAATGCCGGACCCGACGATTGAGGCTACGGAAGGTGTGGGGCAGGTTCCCCCGTATCGCGGCCTCATGTACATGGTGTTCAAGGAGTTGCCGGTTGGCCCCTTTGGCGACCGCCCTCCGTCTATATCGGTTGAGATGGCTGACTCCACTACGCCCGTCAAAGACGTGACCAATATCTATCCGGATGCTATCAGTGGTAGCCGGTCTCAGGTTGACGGTCTGATGGACTGGGAGAGGTATCAATACTTCTCTTTCGGCAGCGGGTATATCCGCACCTATGACCTTCTGAACAACACGGTGGTGACGGCTGTGGAGGCTAACCCCATCGGCGTAGGTTGGCTCACCAACTCCAGTGATGACAACATTCCTTCTCAGTTGTCTAACACTACGGGTGTGCAGAACACCAATGACACCCCCGGATACATTCCGTGGCTCGGGAAGATTGTTGCATCGGCTCCGGGCATCGGCTGTACCCCCATTATGCTCATTGACCCGTACTCCGGAATTCCTACGCATTGGATTGGTGCAGACTTCAACGCCACCAATGCCGCGTTCCCGTCCAATGAGGTCACCAGCATCGACAAGGCGGACCCCAACGGCCTGCCCTTCTACCGTGGTCTCATCCCCACTGGTAGCTACTACGCCTGTCAGTTGGTCTACAATCTATACTGGGTGGACACCTACATCTTCGTTCAGTCTACCGTCTACAATGACATGGTGGTGCTCAAGCTCCGTGGCGTTGATGATGTGCTGGACATGCTTACGTTTGAGAACGGCATTCAGTATGATGAAATCGTGTCGGGTAACCAGTATGAAGGCTACTCGGATATGTTCTTCGTGTTGGACGATGAGATTTACCGTGTGCAGTTGAAGCCCGGCACTCAGCGTATCAAGACCGGCTCTTCCAATGAAGTCCTTCTCTACGACAAGGTCCTTTGGAAGACCATGCCTTCCGGAATCAACAACCTGTACTACCTCAAGAACGAAGAGGCTGTGGTTGTCATTCTGGATGACGGTAGCTTCTACAAGTATGATGATGCAGGCACGGAGCTTCTGGCCACTACGTTGACCGGAACCCTGCCCAGTGCCCACAAGGCCAACAAGAACTGCGACAATCTTAGCAATGGCACGTATGCCTATGACACGGGCACTGACGTTCGTGAGATTGACTTCACGTTCGGAACCGTCACCACTATAAGTGGGCAGGGCAACGGCTGGGCGGCCAACTCTAGGTACACGGATTCCAATAGCCGGTCCATCGTGGGCATCGGCACCTCCGGCTCGGGCTCCAACGGCACCAATCAGTCTCAGTCCATGGCTGACGCATGTACCCGGCTCTTCTTCGACCGGTTGGGTGACGGTCGCATTCCGTTGGCCGATTTCCTTGAGGGTGTTGCCCTCATGGCGGGATACCAGTCGTCTGAAATTGAGATTAGCTCTGCCATTGACGACACGATTGACGGGGCTCTCATCACGAACGTCACCACGTTCCGCAACATCATGGACCCCACTTCCGCCGTCTATCGGTTTGATATCATCGAATCCAGCGGCAAAATTAAATTCGTTCGGAAGTCGCTCAGTGCTACCGCCAATGAGTTCACTATCTCTGACGGTGAGACCCTGCTGCCGGGCGAGAACAGCTTTGACTCGCCCACCTTCCAGCTTCGCCGTGAAGAGGAGATTGCTGTTCCGGAGCGTGTGAACCTGCGCTACGTGGACAAGTCTCTTTCCTATCAGTTGTCCATGCAGTTTGCGACTCGCTCTCGCACGATTGAAACGAACCAATCTGAGAACCAGATTACCTATGAGCTTCCCATCGTCATGACGGCTGCGGAAGCTAAGGCTCTCGCATATAAGTCTCTGTGGACGGCATGGAACTCTCGGGTGTCCTATGGGTTCCGTATACCTCAGAAGTTCTTGAAGATTGAGCCCAGT